ACGACCTGCTTTTTCATTTCGTCGGTGTCGAAACGAACCGGCACGTCGAATTGGCCAGCCCAAGTGAAGGTGTCGCTCGGTTGCGGAAACTTCTGTCCAAAGCCAGACGCGTTGACCGAGTAGCCGCTCGTATTCATCGCGAGCGTATACGTCGAGCCCGAAATCGAATTGACCGTGTAGAGCCGATGATTGAAGAGCGGCGCATCGCTTCCGCCCAGGTCGCGCAACCCGAGTACGCCGCCCGCGCCGATGCCCGCAAGCGCCGTCGATAGCGTGACCTGCGTAGTCGCGCCGGTCACGAGGGCCGAAACCGTCTGCTCGGCGAACGGCGCCACCGTCATCAAGCCCGTGGTCGTGTCGAGCGTATAGGTCGAACCCAGTGCGCTGCCATTAAGATATGCGACGACCGTGCCGACGACGGGCTTTTGGATCGTTCGTGTTTCCGAGAGCGCACCATTGACGTAGAGCTTCCCGAGCTGATAAATGCCCGCAGTCGTTTGTGGCGTCAATGCGCCGGTTGTCACCGTGCAGGCGTTGTCGGTCCAATCCTTGATGCGAAAACCGTAGGCGCGGCCCTTGACCGTGCGAAAGAACGCGTCGAGCGTGGCCGTATCGTTCACCGTCATCGCGCGCCGGCCCACGTCGAATTTGATGCGCGCCTGGGTCCAAGCGACGATGCGCGCATCGCGCCCGCTGTAGACCTGATTGACGACGGTCAGATAGGTCGGCCCGACGGTTGCGCCGAACGCAATCTTGTCGGGAAAGCGCGGCGACTCGAGAAAGGTCATGCGTTCCTCATCATCGCGATCTGCGCTTCGCGCATAATTTCGTAGGCTTGCTGTTGCGAGCTCTGACGCGTCGTGCCGGGCGGCACCGCGATATTCATGTTCCACGTATGCGACGTGGCGCCCATTGCCGATCCGCCCGACAGGGGCGTGACCTTGCCCGGCTCGCTGCCCATCATCAGATAAGTGCGGTTTGCCACCGAGAGCAGTTCCGGCGCGTTTTCGTTGACCCGATAAAAGCCCGATGCCTGCGCCGGCCCACCGCCCGCAAGACCCATCAACGCGCTCATACCGGACGTATCCGCCGCCGCCATCGTTGGCATCGTGAATGTATCCGCGCCAAACGTCGCTGCGCCACCCCCGCCGCCGGCGCCGCCGCCGAAGAGCGATGAAATGAACCCACCGAGACCGCCCGCGCTACCCGGACCGGCACCGCCTGCACCGCCCCCAATGTCGAATAGCTTCGCCATCAGGTTTTTCAGGATCAGTTGCATGAGCGTTTGCTCGATGCTGTTGCACATATCGATGAACGCCTGACTGACGGTTTTGGTGTGATTCGATACGGATACGAGCGCGTCCGTGGCCGCGCCGGCGAACGTGTCGTTGAGCGTCTTGCCGAGTTCGTCGCTTGACGCCTTCAATTGCTCCAGCGATTCGCGTGCCTTCGCCGCCTCTTCGATCATGGCGGCTTGTCCGCTTAACTGCGCGATGCGCTCCATATTCTCGACAATGGGCTCGAGCTCTTGCGCCGCTTGCTTGCGCGCGATGTCGATTTTCTGCCAGCTTTCGAACTCGGTCGTCTGGCCGCTCTGCACTTGCAGGTTGTATTTCGATTGCGTCGTGGCGAGCTCGGCATAGATGACCTTGCTATCCTTCATTGCGTCGTTGAGCACACCTTGCTGATTCGCAAGTTGACTGCCTTCCGTAATCATCGCGACGGCGGGAGCGCCTTCGGCGCCTCGGGCCTTCGCCTGATCCAATAGCGCCTTATGCGCGCGGTCATACTCCGCCTGCGCATACTCGCCGCCTTTGCCTTCGGCCTTGCCGAGCGAGGCGGCGAGCCGTTCGAGCGACGCGGCATAGGCGTCGTTGTCACGCGTGGCCTTTTCGTGCGCTTCGGAGAGCTTTTCATCGTGGCTCGTCTGTTCCTGCGTTTTCTTGTCCTGCAATTCCTGAATTTGCGTTTGCAGACGCACCTGCGTCGCTGCATCCTTCGAGTGCGCCTTAGCCCGTTCGAGAATCGCGATTTCCGCGTTCGCCGCATCGCTTTCGATTTTCAGCTTTGCATCGAGAATGACCTTGGTCGTGTCGTAGGCGGCTTGCGCACTGATCTTGTTGTCTTGGTAGTACTTGTCGACCGTGCGTTGCTGGTACGCGTACAGCTTATCCTCGCCGCTAATCAAGTCCTGCAACGGCTTGAGTTGCGCTTGCAGTTGCGCGCTATCGAGCGCGGTAGTGCCAGCCGTCTTGCGATCCTTGTATTTTTCATTGATGAGCGCGATGTCCTTGGCGGTGTCTGCGGCCGATTTGCCGAGCAATTTGTCGTCAAGTAGTTTCTCCCGGATTTCCTCGTCGCGTTTCATCTTGCGCGTGGCGAATTCCTTCTGAAACGTCAGGTCGCGCTGCGTCGCCTGGAATACGTCTTGTTGATAGTCCTTGGCCTTCGCGTCGGCCACTTCCTGAATCTGTTGCAAACGGTGCATCTCGCGGTCGTTCTCCGCGACTGCGGGCGGCACCTCTGGCACGAATGCCGGCGGCATCGCCGCCTCGGCCATACCTGCTGCCTCGACGACCTGGACAAATCGCTCCCAAAGCGTCGTCACGTGTTCGAGGTCGGCGCCCTGCGCAACCATCACAGCATGCAACAGGATTTGATAAGCACCTTGCTTATCGCCGAGTTTTTCCAAGTCGGCCATCTGTTGGAGTTGCGCGCCGGTCACGGCGTGATATTGCTTGTTGTTCTCTTCGGCCCACTTGACCGCATCCTCGCGCATCCTCGCGAACGTCTTGGCCGACGACTCGGCGTTCTCGCCCGTTACACGCATCCAGTTCAGCATCGCAACGGTCGTGTCGTGCATCGAGACGACCTGAAACTGCCCGGTCTTGACGAGCGCGAGACCCGCTTCGCGTGCCGCGTCGCTCGAGACGTGCGCATCGTCGGCCACCGTCATCGCCATTTGCCCGAACGATTTTTCGGTCGTGGCTGCATAGCCGCCCGTCATCTGAATCGCGTTATTGAACTCTTTGGTTTGCTTGGCCGCTTCGATGAACGCATAGGCGAGACCGCCGACGACCGCCGCCACTACGCCGATTGCGATGCCGGCGGGCGACATGATTTTGCTCATCCAATCCATGCGCTCGCCGAGCACCATGACGGAGCCGGCCGCGCGCTTGAAGTTGCCAGTGACGAGTTCGTGCGCCAGCACGAGCATTTCGCGCCGCGCCCCGACGGTCGTATGCTGCAAATGCTCCATGTCCTTCGCCGACTCTTCGACGCCTTGCACGCGCTTGACGGCCGAACTCGCCTGACTGACGCCGGCCAATTGCGCTTTCATCCCGTTCGCGACGCGCGACATCGTGGCCGCGAGGCTTTCGAGTTGCGACTTTTCGCGCGAGACTTCCGCATCGAGCCGCCCGGATTCGGCGTACAGTTCGACGCCGATACTGCCGAGTTCGCCAGCCACGTTCGCGCTCCCTTTAGACGTTCATCCTTTAGGCTTTCAGTTTCGCGAGTTCGGTACGGTAGTATTCCTTCGCCGCTTGGAGCGCCGCCGCACCCGAGTTGCGCGCCGCCGGCCGCATGAAGGGGCGTGGCGCCACCCAGATCGCCCCTGATAAGCCCTTATGCTTCTCGCGCCATGCCTTGCGCGACATGCGCCGGCCGTCGGCGACGGACGCCTCGCCGCGTGGCGGCACGTAGTAATGGCCGCGCTCGACCCACAGCCAGTAATAGGCGTCCAGGTTCAACACCTTTTTGCCGCGCGTGATCTTGCGCTGACGCTTGCCGCGCCGCACCGTGACGATGTAGGTCTTGCGCGTCGCGCCGCTCAATTCCGGCGCATAGACGTTCAAGATGGCCTTTTTGAGCCGCCCTGAATCGATGCGCACGTCGGTTCCGCTGTAGACGGGCACCAAGCGCTTAGCTTCGGCCAGGATCACGCGCGCCATCGCGAGCGCCGCGCCCCGGTCGATGCGCTCATGCGCGGTGCGCGATAGGGTTTCCAGTTTCGCGAGCACGCCTTCGAGCCCGATGACATGCGGATAGGACGGCATGACTTAGCCCGTGTGCAGAAACACTTCCCGGAAAATCAACGCCGATTGCTCGTCAGCATCATTGAGCAGGACCGGGCGTTCCGGCTCGTCGTGGCGTTCGAGGAACGGCATGAATACGCTTGGCTGAGCCGGTGTCGGCAAATCGCGCGGGCCGTAGTTCGCGACGGCCGAGGCGATGATGCCGGCGCGCAGGTCGGCGCGTGGTTCCCCGATGGGCTCGATTTGATTGAAGGCGAGCCATTCGGTGAGCTCGGCCGCATCCAGATTCGCGAGCAGTTGCCGCACTGTCATGCCGAGGGTTGCGGCGAGCCGGAAACAGAATCTTCGGACGGGCCGCTCACGGAGTTTTTTTCAGCTTGCCCCACGCTTTGGCCGCCAAGCCCGTTCAGGCGTTGCGCGACGATGAATAAGCGCTCGATGGCACCCGCGTTCTTGGCGGCGAGCGACGCGATATCGCCCTTGTCGAATAGCAACGCGCCCGCCTCGTCGACTGCCGTGTAGGCCACCAGTTTCGCGCGCATATTGGTCGTGTCGACCTTGTAGGAGCCGTCGCCATTCGCCTTCATCAACCCGGCCTCGTAGGCATCGCGTTCGGTGCCCGTCATGGTGCGCACGATGACCGCGCCGTCCCATTCGGGTACCTCGACGGCTTCCGTCTTCAAGTCGACGGCCTCGAAAATATCGTTCTTCGACAGGATTTTGGACATGGCAGATTAAGCGAAGGTGATCGGGCCAGTAATGACAACCGTAAGATTAGCGCTGAGCAGCTTGTCGACGCCGGCATCCCACGGAAACGTTTCGACGTAGCCCGCCCAGGTCGCCGTGTGCGCGTTCGGGGTGGTGAACTTGAATTGAAAGGTCGTGCCTGTCACAAGGTTATTGCGCAGCGCGATTTGCCCCGGATCGGACATGTCGATATCCACGTCGAAACTGACGCTCCCCGGGTCGGTGAGGCCCGGCACCCATTCCTTGGCGGTGCTGGCGAGGTTGGTCGCGTCCAGCTTGGCCGGTTTGCCGTCGAAGCCTTTCAGGGTTTTGAGGTTTTTGATCGCCGTCCACACGACGGGCGTCGCAACCGCGCTGCCGGCGAGCGCAATGCCGCCGGTGGTGTCGAGGGGAACCGCAAACGTGTTGGTTGTCTTGGCGATGACCGGAAACGTCGCATTCAAGCCGACGGGAGCGGTCGAACCGGAAATCGTCACCACGTCGCCGAGCGTCAGGCCGTGCGCGGTCGAAGTGAGAATCGTCGGATCGCCCAAGGCCGCCGCCGAAATCGTGAGCGGACTACCCGCGCCCGTTTGAATTTCCAGCTTCGAGCCTTGCGATGAAATAGCAGAAGTTGTCATGACCGTTCCTTATGTTGAAAAAACCGGCTCAGGCCGGAACCCAAACCGACCACTCCTGCATCACGCGATGCATCTTCACGTCGGCTTCGAAAATGTCGTGATCGCTGATCTTCTGCACGGGCAGGTAGACCCAGGCGCGCATGACAGGCGTAATCGCGGCCGCGAACGCGCGCGCCTCGGCGTGCGTGCGACCCCAGCAATTGAAGACGAATACCGTGTTGTCGGCGGGCGGATTGCCATTGAGCACGTTTTCGACAGGGCTCGGTTGCCGCTCGTAGACTAGATACGGAAACACCTGCGGGTTTTCGCCCGCGTCGCTCGGGAAAATCTGCCCGCCCGTGACGGACGACAAGAGCGTGACGAGTTGTTCCTCGATGGTCGGATTAGCCAAGGCTCATGCCCTCCGAGGCGAGGATTTCAACGATACGGTTCGCTTCGTCGACGTTGAGCGGCGCTTGAATGTCGAAAATGCGAGAGTTGTACACGATGCGGTAGCCGGCTGCGATCTTCGGATCGGCAAACAGGCCATCGTCGTAACGCACCGTGAATTTGTGCGAGATATCAACCGAGATGGCTTGCGCCTGCGCGCGCTCCATGCCGCCCAATGCTTCGATGTAGGCATAGACCTTTTTGATTTCGGTCCACGTCTCGGGGCGCCCTCCGAACGTGTCGGGCGTCACCGTGCGTTGCTGGATCGAGACCTGCCGATTCAACTGGCCGGCGCGCAGATAGGCGGCCGTCATGGCAATGAAATCCGGTACGGGTCAAGCATGCTGTCGATGAACGGCAACTGTTCGACGTGGCCACGCGTCATGACGAGCACTTCTTCGCGGTTCTCGTAGAGCGAGCCCACGCGCAACAAAATCCAGTCACGAATCACTTGCGGCACGACACCGATGAAATTCAGGCCCGTGCCGGCATCGGTCATGCTCACCGATGCGCCGGTCACGTCGTGAAGCGTGTATGTCCCGCTCGCGGCCGAGGCGACCGTATAGGGCGTATTGGCTTGAAGCGGTGTCGGCAGCGCACCGCCCGAGTTATAGAACTCGACCGCATCGCCCACATTCCACGCGACCGGGCCCGTGACCTTGATCTGAGTGCCCGGCAGCGTCGTTACGCTGAACGGCGACGCATAACCGGCGTCGTAGGTGAATTGCACCGCGCCGATCTGCGGCAGAGGGATCGGCCAGATTTTGCCGAACCCCGGCGTAATAATCCCAGGCGTCAGTGCGTTACTGACGACGTAATCGCCTGGGTCCATCGTCTGCAATGTGCCGCTCATGTCGAGATAGGTGACGCTCACCACGTCGACGAGCGGCGCGTGCGGAAAGATCGCCGCATAGGCCGGGATATTCACCGTTTCCGTAAACGGTAGAGGTGTGCCGACGCCGGCCATCGGAAACTTGTCGAGGATCAATTGCCAACGCGCATGCAAAAGCTGTTGGCGAGTCTTGGTTTCGGCGGCAATGCGCGCGGACGAGATGAAGCCCTGAATCTTCGAATCCTGGGCCGTATCCGTCACGCGTAGCGCCAATTTCGCCTCGGCCAAGCTGACGGGCTCG